AAATGGATAATCACCACGGGATGATCCCACAGTGTTCAGCTTCATTTCAATTCCCTGAAATCCCTGTTCAAAATCTCTTTCCACCTTCCGCATAGCCCATTCATGAACTTCCTGCGTGAAGGTCTGCTGATTGCGAATTTCCATGTATTCATCCACATACTTCTTATAAGATTTCTCAGCGTAAGGTGCTGCCAACTTGTCAACTTCCGGTACTGTAAATCCTCCGTACTGCTGACTTGCGGTTGCAAGAATGATATCACCCAGTACATCGAAGAACACATCAAGCGTTTTCGGTTCGTTGTACCAGATGTTACCCATCTCAAAGCCACCCTTCATAACTTCATTGACTCTGAACAGACAACAGTTCATAGTGTCCAGTCTTGCGGACTGATCGTGAATGTAAATATAACCGTCCCGGCAAGCCTGCAACTCTTCCTGAGTCATGAAGAACTTACGGTACAGACGCTTATTCAGTTCATTAAAGATCAGGCAACGCTTTGTAGCCACCAGTGCTGAGTCTGTGTTTGCGTTCTCTTTATCTCCCTGAAATCTGACAACCTGTGATTTCTGGAATACCTTGTCCAATACATGAACAAAGTCTTGTTTATAGTTCCTGTAGTTACGATAGGATGTAGCAATCCGTGGATCGTACTTATCAAGCACCTGTTCCACAATGTTGTGCATTATGGCAACTGGGATATCAGTAAGACCTTTTTCTTCGATCACTGCCAGTACCGCACCAACAATCTCATGAAATGCTGTATCATCCAGTGTAATCATGACTCTGGAAGCGGACTTATTGACAGCGTTTACGATCTTCTCACCATCGAACTCTTCCAGTGTTCCGTCTTTCTTAATCACTCTCATGTAATACCACTTCTCCCTTCTGTAATGATTTTTGTACGTCAATCACCCTCTGATTGGTACTGCCCGCCCAGTGATAATTGACATCCTTCAACTCTTCTTCAAAGCGTCCATCCACCAGTACGTCTGCATACTTGACTGCTGCAAGCAGATATTTGTTTGCAAGAATCTGTTCCCATGTGTACCCGGTGTAGACCCATATGGTTTTCTTCGGAAATCTCTTCTGTACTGCTTTTATAATGGAAAATACTGCTCCACGGTTCTGCGGGTGCAGCGGATCACCACCGGAGAAAGTAATACCTGCCACATACGGTTTTTCCAGTGCTTTCATAATTTCATTAAATGCTCTCTTATCAAACACCAAACCGTCATCAGGATTCCATGTGACAGGATTCTGACACCCTTTGCAGTGGTGTTCACATCCTGCAACCCAGAGGACTACCCGGAGTCCGTCACCGTTGTTCATGTCATCCTGAGTAATGTTGTGATATCTCATTAGATATCTCCCGGCTTACGATGCAGAGAATTTTCTACTGTAAACCCTTCCGGGTAACGGGCTTTCAGCTTGTCAATGTTCATCTGCATGACTGTATCAATGTCCGTTCCCAGTGCATTACACGCTTCTGCGATCATCCAGAGACAGTCACCAAGTTCCTTTTCCATGTGTTCAAGGTTCACTTCATGTCCCTGATATTTCTTCTGCAAGATTCCTGCAACCTCTCCTGCTTCACTGTTCAGACCGAATATGGCATGAAACAGTCTATCTTCTTTCTGATCGTAAGGAATACTGCAAGTTCTGATTGCAAGTTCCTGATATTCTTTACCTGTCATGATTTAGTCCTCCTGTTTCCACTCTTCTTTAGTCGGTGCTTCCTTATCTTCTCTGCCTGCACCAATAACTGCTACACAGATCAGGAAAATCTGACCTGTAATAAAACCTCCGATAAATCCAAGTAATGCTCCCATAGTAATTTCTCCTTAATCGTTGTGAGTAACTTTGACACCGTATTCAGGAAGGAAGTTGATTTCATAATGGTACTTGTCAACATTTGCACCGGAAATATCTTCCACTACATACATCGTGTCATCATTCAGATATACAAAATGTTTCTGATATTTGCCATCTCCAACCTCACAGATAACTTCCAGTTCGTTATCTGAATTGTTGCTGAGAGAAAATGTACCTTCCATTTCAAGCAAGATCGTATCGGTTCTGGCATTGATTACGGTCAGTTTACGGGTTACATTGAAGTTGTCAGCTTCCTTACCGATGTTATACGAAACCTGCTCAGATTCCGTACATCCGGTCATAAGCACTGCCACCATAAGTGTAGCAATCACTACAGCAACTACTTTCTTCATAGTGCTTCCTCCTTAAATACCTTTGATTCTGGCAGCCATCATGTCTGCCGTGTGAGTCCACAGGACGTTAGGGAATTTCTCAATAGCCTTTCCGTATTTGTCCCAGTTTTCCTTGTCATCGAACGCTCCCATGTGCCATCTGATACACGCTTTCTCTTCCTCAGTCACACCAATGTCGTTCGCTTTCAGAAGTACCAATGACTTCTCAGCATGACCGGGAATAGTGACATTCGGATTGTAGCTGTACGTTCCATCTCCGTTGTGAATGTAGTTGTCACACTTGCAGAGATCATGGAACATCCCGACAAAATAAGGACTCTTCTTGCTGTTCCAGTGAAGTTTCAGGTGTTTGGTAAGATGCAGCAGACTCTTAGTCACTTCAAGAGAATGATCGAACAAACCACCTTCATAATTGCCGTGATACTTTGTGGAAGCAGGGGCAGTAAAATAACCCATCCGTCTGAGAATAGCTACAAAGTAGTCCACCTCTTCCTTGCTGAACGCCTGACCCATCAGGGACTTGAAAATCTTAATTCTTTCGTTCGTGTTCATCTTCAATCCTCCATTTTGAGAATATTTTGATATAACCA